CATTTGTTGAAGATGCCGGACGGACGTTACAAGGATTTATTTGATGCATTGGACATTGCTGTCGAAATGGCATTTGGCAAAAAACGAAAAGTGCGCGACAGCGAACCGGGTTGCATTTAAGGGGATAACGAATGGGCAAACTTAAGAAACAGCAAAGTTCTTCAACAAAGAAATCGACACAGACGATTCCAGTTGAAGACAAAGACGGTAACAAACATATTCTTAAGGCAACCGTCATTTCTGTTCCGGTCAAGAAAGACTTCAGCAATCAAATTTCTGAAGATAACATGGACCAAATCATCATCACAAATCGAATTGTCAGACCACCACTTTCACAGGCTGAACTTTCAGTGCTTTCGGAAGTGTCAAGTGAACTTGGGCAAGTATTGGATTCACTTGCTGTTGGGATTGACGGCTTTGGTGCCCGTTGGATTCGTCGAACAGTTCCCGATTCATTGATTGGAACCGACAAAGAAAAGGAAGTCACTGTAAGAACATTGAATGTTGAAGCCATTGAAGAAAAGAAATGGCTTGATTCGGTGATGACATTTCCAAACCCGGATGAAGACTTCACCGAACTTAAGAAAAACACACGGCTTCAGCTTGAAGCAACAGGAAATGCTTATTGGGAATTGGTTCCAATGCGTTCATCGGTTGCCGAAAAGAAAGACCGCTATTCATGCATCAATCGAATTGACCCATCAACAGTTTGGATAAGCAAACCAGACAAAAAATTCACACGAATCAAATTCAAATATGTGGACGCAAGAAACCATCTTCGTGAAAGAATGTTCCAAAAGAAAATGCGGATGTTCCTTCACAGGGTTGGGACCAAAGGTGTTTGGTTCAAAGAATTTGGTGACCCACGGGTGATTGATAAGCGCAACGGAATGGTCATCGCACCATCACAAATCGTTTGGGAACAAAGCGAAAAACTTCAAAAGAAATTCCCCAAGAAAGTTTGGGCGAATGAAGTTCTTCACCATAAGATTTTCACTTCACGCCGAACACCATACGGGATGCCAAGACACACAGGAAATATTATTGCAATCAAGGGTTCCCGTGGTGCGGATGAAACAAACATTCTTACACAGCAAAACAACCATGTTCCATCAATGGCAATCATGGTTGCTGGTGGTCAACTGACTGAAGGTTCAATCACACGATTGCGCGAATTCGTTGACACACAAATCAAAGGCAATGCGAACTATTCAAAATTTCTTATTCTTGAAGGTGAATCAACACACGATTCACTTTCAGGTGTTGGCAACCTTAAAATTGAAATCAAACCGCTATCTTCCAACCAACATCAAGACCAGTTGTGGCAATCTTATGACGACAACAATGCATCGAAGGTTAGACGTTCACACAGGACGCCGGAACTTATGGTTGGGAAAACGTCTGAAATGAATCGTGCGAATGCGCGGGAATCAGAAAGGTTTGCAGAAAAATATGTTTACAACCCAATCCGTGAAGGTATGGACAAAGCAATCAATAAGCTGTTCATGCAACAAGGATTCAAGCATTGGATTTTCAAATCAAACAGTCCGAATGTAACCAACGATGAAGACTTGGTCAAAATCCTTACAGGCGGCGAAAAGACTGGTGGACTTACACCACGGATTTCAAGAATGTTACTTGAAGACATATTGAACAGGGAACTTCCACCAATCAAAGCAACCGAAGACTTTGACCCGGACATTCCTTTCAGTATGTCGATTGCAAAAATGGCAATGCGTCCACAAGCGGCGGCGGCAAACGCTGAAGGCACTTTCAGCCCACAAGGACAAAATGCAAGACCAAGAAAACCAACTGGAAGACCGACCAAAGTCAGTCAAGACTTGATTGACAAGTTGTTTGATGACTTGGATGGTGAAAAATTGCTTAACAATTTGACACAAAATACCGAAGGAAGCATCGAAGCACTTACTTGGTTGCGGGACCACATTGAAGACACCTTGGATTTGGACACGTTCGGCGAAATTAAAAGGGATTATTTTGACCATGAACACTGAAGCACTTACATCACTTCCATTTGAAAGCCGTGTCCGACTTCATGCTGTGTTGTCGGAAACGATTGAACGTGTCTTGAACAAAGTTGAAGGTGACAATGATGGTTCAAAAATCAACCGCACCGAAAAGTCTTTGACGCGAACACTTGTCAAAGTTCACAACGACACAGCAACACGGGCAAACAGACGTGCAATCAAAACCTTCAACACCAAATCAGAAAAGCCATTCACGAAAACAGACATGAACAGGCTTGTTCGTTCACTGTCCAATTCATTCACAGGAATGGAAAACAAAACAGTCAAGCGTGTGGAAACAGATTTTGACAATATATATAAGACAGCCAAGGTCAGGTTTTCCAGACAAAACAATGTCATCGCCAAAAGAAAAATCAAGAAAGCAAACGAACTTGCACAAGGGGTCAGCTTCGACATTATTGATGAAGCCACCATTGCAAAGTTGTCTGAACTTTCCAGCGTTGCCATAGGTGACCACTTTCCAGCGAACTTGAAACCAAGGGTGACCAATTCAATAACAAAGAATGTTCTTGAAAAGGGAATGAACAAAGCACAAGCCGGGGAATTTCTTAAGAAAGAATTGACCCGAATCAACGGCGGCAATGCATTTTCTTCGACACCCGCGTCAATTCAGGCACAAGGTCTGAAGTCAGTGAATGCTTATTATGAAGGCTTATCCGCGACGAACGTCACACTTGCAAGAAACTTTGCCAACGTCCAGCACATGGTCGATGCTGGAATTTTGCGCGTACAATTTGACGCAATCATCGACAACCGGACTTCACAGATTTGTTCACAAATGGACGGACGCATCTTCACGATTGAACAGGTGACCGCGTTCAGGGACCAATACCTTGAAGCTGACAGCGTTGAAGCGGTGAAAGGTTTTGCCACATGGCATAAAAATGTGGGGTCAATCCCCGGAAATTCAAAAGGGTTGGACATTTCATCGGCTGATTTGGCAAGTGCGGGCGTCATAGTTCCACCACTTCACTTCCGATGTAGGTCCGAATTGTCGTTGGCGTAAAGAGGGAAAATTTTTGCATGTAAAAAGAAGATTGAAAATTTTTTGCCAAGTATGTATAACAATGTTATATTGTAACACACATTCAGTGTATGGGGAATAGATGACAGTTAAGGCAACAACTTTGAAAGTTATGGGTGAAGGTGGTGCGCACGCACACCGACTTGAAACACCCATCAAGACAGCGCAAGATGGAATGCATAAGCATTTGTTTTTTGTCTTTGAACGACTTATCATGACACTTCTTGATGGTGCCCATTCACATTCGGTTGACCCGAACAATAATTCAGTCGGTGCCGAAGACACAAAACATAAGCACAAAATTGTAATTGCGACCGAAGACGGAAACGTCGAACTTGACACCTTAGATGGTGACAGCCACCAACACGAACTTCAAACAGGTGGGACGACCCTTTCAGGACTTCACCAACACATTCTTGAACTTGGCGGGGAAAAATTTCTTTCATTACTTCCGGGCGATTTGATTGGTGAAATCGAAGCCGCCGCAAAAGCTGTCAAAGCATTCAAAGATTTCAAAATAAAAAAATCAAATGACCCAATGGAAATGGACTTTGAATTGGTCAAAAGAATCAATCAAACAGATTTCCGTGCAATCATGAAGACGGCTGTCGAACGGACACACCTTAAGACCTTATCATTGGGGGATGGTCTTCAAATAGAATCCCTTATTCTTTCACGGGACCGTTTCAGTGACATCGGCGTTGCAAGACGATTTGTCATGGACCACGGTCTTCAAGTCAAAGCAAGTGAAGAACTTCCATTGGAAGGTGTCTTCACTTTTCAAATCCGTTCACGCGACCGATTCTTTGAAGCAACCTTGCAACGAATTACGATAAGCGATGGTGTTGAAGCCGTCATTGGTTTCATGCGGAAAGACGAAGACGAAGAATCTGAAGGTAAGGAAGGGCAAGAAGTTGAAGCCGCCGAACCAGTTCAGGAAGGTGAAGGTTCAGACGCATTCACAGAAAATGCAAGCGAACCTGAACAGCAAGAAGATGTTGCAAGTGCCGACCTTGAACCATTGAAAGACGGACAAAAGCGACGGCACGAAAAGAAACCAAAGAAAGTCAAAACACAAAAATCAAAAACAAACAAATTCATATTTCTGAAAACAAACAAAGAACTTGACGGCACAGTCGCCAAGGAACTTCAACAAATTGCAAACAACCATGACATCACAAGAAAATTTGTCACGGTCGAATACCCTGAAAAGCGTTTCGTTGAAGTCTTAACAACTGAAAAATTTGAAGTCATTTCCGCAACATACGCAAAACTTGGTGAACATGCTGTTGATGACGAATCCGAAGGGCAAGAATACGACAGTCTTCATGTGAAGAACGACCACCTTGAAGCATTCATCATCAAAAAAACTGAAGGTTACAACAGCAAAAGTTTGGTCATCTTCTTTGATGATGAAAAGCATTTGGATGAAATTTTCAAAACCGAAGTCAAAAATTATGAATTCGGTGTATATCAATATAAGTCAACAATGATGGGACCAATTCTTGTTGGTGTTGACAACGACATCACAGACGAACCCATACTTGACGAAGAACTTCTTTCAAACTTGAAACGTGACACGAAACTTTTCTTCAGTAAGAAGTCGGAAGATTTCTTTGCTGGTAAGAATCAAGCCAAGAAGAAAATGCCTTACAAGCGCGGCGTCCTTATGTATGGACCACCGGGCAACGGCAAAACAACATTCATCAAATATTACGGCAAAGAACATGTCGAAGATGGTTATGTTGTCTTATGCGAACCACAGGACTTCGATGGTTCAATGGGAAAATTTCTTAAGCAACGGCTTGGGAAAGATGCAAACAAAATTATTGTGTTTGAAGATGTTGACGCAATTGCGGATTCTTATTACAAGCGTGCTGAATTTTTGAATTTCTTGGATGGTGTAAACACCATTCACAAAACATTATTCATCGCAACCACAAACTATCCGCACATGTTGGATTCGGCACTTATCAAAAGACCATCAAGATTCGACCAAAAATATTACATCGGACTTCCAGACGCGGACATGCGCAAGAAATTCTTGGAATCATTTTTCAAAGAAACTAATCCAACAGAAATCAATCAGGCTGTCGGTTTGACTGAAGATTTCAGCGGCGCAATGTTCAAGGAAGTCTTCATTCTTACAGGGCTTCAAGACATTTCCATTGCCGAAGCAATTGAAAAGATGCGTTCACAAATGGAAATCAGAAAGGCAAACGTCCAACCACTTACACTTGAATCAATTGCCGACCTTGTGTGGACGGAATTTTTGGAACCAACACTTGATTCAATAATGAATCCAAAGGAAAAATCTATGGGGACACTTAAGGACAAGTTCGACCGGGTGTCGAAATTACATGTTCCGCGCAAGAAAAGGACCACGAAGACTTCAGAAATTGAAATCGTGAAACGCGCATCACTTCCAAAAAATCTTATCACCTTCAACATACTTCAAAAGAATTTGGACAAAGGCTTGGTCACAGGCGCGGTTCTTATTCCAGACGTTGTGGACTTACAAGGTGATATTATTGACAAGGAAGAAATCGAAAAGGCAATTCACAATTACATGGTGAAGTTGGCTTTCCAGAAAGACATCGACTTTCTTTCCAGTCTTGGGTTGAATGCGAATTCAAAACGCGGATTCATGCACACTGAATTCAATCGAAAAATTGCTTTCGTTGAAATGTTTGTTGTGAATGACGACCGTGGTTTCATGATGATGAACAAAGAAAAGGTTATGAACGGAACAGCAATGGGAACAGCAAAGATTTTTGATGATGAAGTCAAAGCCCTTGTTCGTTCGGGAAAAATTACGGGCTTCAGCATTGGCGGGCGTTCAAAAGTTATTCCATTGGCATAAGGGGAACAAGGACATGAAAAGAAAATTGCAGAAAGAAACGAAAGCAAAACAACGTTTGAAAGATATTGACATAGATGAAATTTCTTTGGTGGACAAACCCGCCATTGATTCTGAATTTGTCTTAACAAAATCCATGAAATCCAAGGGGGGTAACAAGGTGACAAAGAAGAAAATCAAGAAATCTGTCGAATTGAAGAAAGGGATTGATTGGGCTTCAACAGTCACCAAATCTTCCGACGATGTTCCAGCGGTTGCATGTAAACTGTGTGGAATAAGTAAGAAAGATGAAGCCGAACAAATTGGTCTTGGCATGTTGTCCAGCACTTGTTTCAATTGCGCCATTGAACATCTTGATAAGGGCGTTCTTGCACAGTGTTTGACAGGCACATTTGATGCCGATGCATTCCTTGAAAAGAATCCTGACTTGAAGCCAACGTCGAAAGACGAAGATGCTGAAGGTGAAGGCGACGCTGAAGGTTCCGAAGGGGATTCCGAAGACGAAGCTGGTGAAGGTGACGCCAATGGAAATAAGAAAACAAAAGACGGTGAAGAATCCGAAGATGAAGAATCTGAAGATGAAGGCGAAGGCGATGCCGCCGCTTCCAAAGCCGACGGTGAAGGTGACGACGCTGAAGGTGGTGAAGGCGAATCCGATGATGAAGAATCTGAAGGTGAAGGCGAAGAAAGTGAAGATGAATCTGAAGGCGATGACGAATCCGAAGATGACGAAGCCGCTGAAGGTGACACAGAAAAGCGTGTTGCCGCTGTTGAAAAGAACCTTGCTGACATCGAAGGAATGTTGGGTGCAACACTTGAAATGCACGAACAGACCATCATGATGATGTCACAAATGGGCGAACTCACAATGGGCGCATTGGAACTTACAATGATGCTTCGTGAAGAAAGTGGTGAAATGTCTTCGGAAGATGAAGCAACAGTTCAAGCCGCTGCAAAAGCCTTACAATCTAAAATTAAAATTTTCCGCAAAAAATTCGTTCGGAAAGCGGGTGCTAAAATTTCGGCTGGAAGGCTTAAAGTCCTTCGTGAAATGGCTGAAAAACTATCCGACCTTATTTCTTCTGTCAGCGAAGACGCCGCGAAAGCGAAGTCTAAGGGTCGCAGCAAGAAAACAGTTAAGTCCGCTGAAGTGATGGAACTTAAGAAGTCAGTCAAGAAATTGACCGACGACTTAACAAAGTCCGCTTCAGAAAAGGAAGAACTTGAAAAGGGTTTGGTTGAATTGGCAAACCGTCTGGACGACATCGAAAAGTCAACGGGCTTTTCTTCGGAATTAGATGATGAAGACGAAGACGATTCGGAAGATTCATCGCACGAAAATGGGTCCGTGTTTAAGGGGTTCGGACCACTTCAAGCCGTTACTGACAGGGTTATTAAATCAACCCGCGTGAGTGATGTTAAGAAGTAAGACCCAACCCAAGAAACCACGGTGACCATTTGATGTTGTCAAACGGAAACCAAACGAAACAAGAAACCTGTTAAGGGGGAAAGCAAAATGAAAAAGAAATTAAGTAATGAAGAAATTCTTCAGAAAGCGGCAATAACAACCGCTGAAATCGCGGCGGCTGGTCGATTGAATGATGCGCAAGCTGACAAATTCATCGACTTTGTGATTGATGTTACTGGTCTGACTGGAAGAACACGGGTTGTTCGTTTCAGAAACGACAAAATGGACATCGACAAAATTGGGGTTGGCAAGCGTGTTGCTGTTGCCAAGAAGGAAGCGATTGACCCCGGCATCCGAAGAAAAGCAAACT